TACTAAAAATCATCAAGTAACATTATATAAGATATAATAATATGAAAATAATTAAAATATTATATACAAGTTAAATTTTATTTGAAAAAAATGATTATATAAATAAATATATAACTTATTAAAAAATATATAGAAATGGAAATAACAAATAAAAAATTACAAGATGATGAAATTAAGATTAAGCTAAAAAAAATATTAAATACTCCAAAAATTAATTATAAAATGGAAATAATGAAAGAAGATAACATCAAACAAGCACATATTTATTGTAAAATACACAAATTATCAGGTCAAGTTTCAGGATCTTTAATAGAACATTTTATAAAACAAAAATATAAAATGATAAAAAATAATTCGTCGTTATGTAAAGGCGATTTACTACATAATGATAAAAATTTTGAAATTAAAACTTCAAATGGAGGAAAAGAAAACAATAAATTCAACTACGTCCAATTACGAATGAATCATTGTTGCGAATATATTTTTACTTCTTATTATTTACATTATGATAACGTTGAAACACATGGTGAATTATTTATTTTCAAGTTGACAAAAAAAGATATGAAAACATTAATATTAAAATATGGTGAATATGCTCATGGAACAAAAATAAAATTAGGGGAAATAACCGAAGAAGATTTAGAAAATACAACAAATGATAAAGAATATGCTATTCGTCCAAAATATGGAGATAAATGTTGGAATGAATTATTAGACTTTAGAGTTCAAGAACTTTAAATACAAAGCAACTAATTCAGCTTTTCCCATAGAGTTTTGTCTTGCAGTATTTAAACTATTTGAATAGTCTAATTGGTTAAATCTGTCTATAAGTATATTTTTATCAATTTTTGATATAAACCAGTGCCAACTTTTAGGTCTCAATTTATTTAATTCGTTTGTTTCTATTTTTCCAATACAACCACCATATGCACGTATAGCAAACTCCGCATTTATTGGAGGTGTAGGTTGTCCGTTTACATCATTTGGACCTAATCTTAAAAAGTCCCAATCAATATGTGTTGTAGGTAAATCAATAATTTGTCTTTTAATTTCTTTTTTTTCCCATATTTGAAAACAACATTTAACCATCATTTTAGGTAAAAAACAACATGGGTTATTTGATATTTCTTCGTCATATATCAAATGAAACATATTATCCAATTTATTTTGGACGCTTATTTTTCTAAAAGTTCTTGGAATTATAAATGCTATAACATTAGCCCATTTAGCAGAATGATTAAAGAACTTAATTGCTAATGAACTAACTTTACCAAAGGGAGGATTTCCTATAACCAAAATATTTTTTTTATTTGATTGAGGGAAATAATCAAAGAAGTCTAGTTTAATTATATTTGATTGTTCTGGTAATATATCAATACCAATTTTATTATCGCTTGGTAATTGATTTAGAAAACTACCGTTTCCTGCACTTGGTTCAACAATTAAATCCCATTTTTCAATATCATATAATTCACAAATCTTTTCTATACATTTTTTCGAACATGTTGGTATTGTATAAAACTTATCAAGTCCTTCTTCACGAATAGTTTTTGCTTCTTTTTTTTGTGTTTCTTCTATATTATCTTTATTATCGTAAATATTATTAATGATTTCGTTCATTTTTATCGAACTTTCTTTTTCAAAAACGCAAGATATTTTTTTAGTAGTATGTTTGGTATAATATCCTTTATGTATAAATTCTTTTCCGCATTTTTCACAACTATATTTAACCATTTTTAGTTTAATAATTTATATATTATAATTATATCATTTTTTTTATATATTGTAATTAAAAAAATAAAGTTTAGTTTATATTACTATATATAACACATTTGAGTACATAATTAATTATTTTAAAAAGTTTTATAAGTTTTGATAAAATTAAGAAAATAAAAAGATTATGTACTCATTTTTCCTTAAGTAGTATAATATACCAAAGAGATCACATTGTTTTTTTATAAGATTATAAAAGAATATATTTTGAGTACATAATTAATTATATTGAAAAGATTTAGAAGTTTTAAGAATATTAAGAAAATAAAAAGATTATGTACTCATTTTCCTTAAGTAGCATAATATACAAAGTGATTACTATTTGTTTTAATAAAGTTATAAGTGAATATATATTGAGTACATAATTAATTATATTGAAAAGTTTTATAAGTTTTGATAAAATTAAGAAAATAAAAAGATTATGTACTCGTTTTCCTTAAGTAGCATAATATACTATGAGTACATAAAGAATATTCTATTTTTATAAAGAATATATTTTGAGTACATAATTAATTATATTGAAAAGATTTAGAAGTTTTAAGAATATTAAGAAAATAAAAAGATTATGTACTCATTTTCCTTAAGTAGCATAATATACAAAGTGATTACTATTTGTTTTAATAAAGTTATAAGTGAATATATATTGAGTACATAATTAATTATATTGAAAAGTTTTATAAGTTTTGATAAAATTAAGAAAATAAAAAGATTATGTTCTCGTTTTCCTTAAGTAGTATAATATACAAATAGATTACAATATTTTTTAAAAAAAGTTATAAGCGAATATATTTAGAGTACATAATTAATAATTTTGAAAGGTTTTTTAAATTTTGAGAATATTGAGAGATTAAAAAGATTATGTACTCATTTGCCTTAAGTAGAATAATATACAAATAGATTACAATATTTTTTAAAAAAGTTATAAGCGAATATATTTAGAGTACATAATTAATTATTTCGAAAGGTTTTATAATTTTAAGAATATTGAGAGATTAAAAAGATTATGTACTCATTTGCCTTAAGTAGAATAATATACAAATAGATTACAATATTTTTTTATTAAGTTATAAGAGAATATATTTTGAGTACATAATTAATTATTTAGAAAGGTTTTATAATTTTTAAGAATATTGAGAGATTAAAAAGATTATGTACTCGATTTTCCTTAAGTAGTATAATATACAAATATATAACTATTTATTTTATTAAGTTATAAGAGAATATATTTTGAGTACATAATTAATTATTTAGAAAGATTTAAAAAGTTTTAAGAAGATTAAGAAAATAAAAAGATTATGTACTTGATTTCCTTAAGTAGCAATAATATTACAAAGTAATTACTATATATATTTAATAACTAATAAAGAATATAAAATGAGTACATAATTAATTATTTAGAAAGATTTAAAAAGTTTTAAGAAGATTAAGAAAATAAAAAGATTATGTACTTGATTTCCTTAAGTAGCAATAATATTACAAAGTAATTACTATATATATTTAATAACTAATAAAGAATATAAAATGAGTACATAATTAATTATTTAGAAAGATTTAAAAAGTTTTAAGAAATTTAAGAAAATAAAAAGATTATGTACTTGATTTCCTTAAGTAGCAATAATATTACAATGTAATTACTATATATATTTAATAACTAATAAAGAATATAAAATGAGTACATAATTAATTATTTAGAAAGATTTAAAAAGTTTTAAGAAATTTAAGAAAATAAAAAGATTATGTACTTGATTTCCTTAAGTAGCAATAATATTACAATGTAATTACTATATATATTTAATAACTAATAAAGAATATAAAATGAGTACATAATTAATTATTTAGAAAGATTTAAAAAGTTTTAAGAAATTTAAGAAAATAAAAAGATTATGTACTTGATTTCCTTAAGTAGCAATAATATTACAAAGTAATTACTATATATATTTAATAACTAATAAAGAATATAAAATGAGTACATAAAAAATTATAATTTTTAGAAAGGTTTTATCATTTTATTGGAATAAAAAGAATATCCACTCATTTTGATATTAAATATTATATAAACATTTAATGTCTATTTTTTAATAATATGGGAGATAATTATAAATTATATTCAATTCTGGGTGTTGAAAAAAACGATTCTATTGAAACTATCAAAAAAGCATATAAAAAATTAGCATTTACTTATCATCCTGATAAAAATAAAGGTAATATTGAAGCTGAAAATAAGTTTAAAGAAATATCAAATGCATATAATATTTTAAATAACGAAGAAGAAAAGCAAAAATATGATATGTGTGGTGATAAAAATTATAATAATGGAAGTGATAATAATATGGGAGGTTCGAGAAACCCTCATGATATTTTTCAAGCATTCTTCGGTGGAGGTGGGGGAGGATTTGGAAATCATTTTGATGAAGAAATGTTTAGTTTTGGAGGTCAAAATAAAAAACAAAATAAAGCTCCATCATTTCATCGTGTTTTTTCATTAACATTAGATGATATATATAATGGGGTTAAAAAAGATTTAACAATAATATTAAAAAAATATTGTTGTGAATGTCATACAAGTTGCCCCGATTGTGGAGGTAAAGGTATTATTCATCAAATAAGAAATATGGGAATAATGCAGACTGTTTTCCAAACACCATGTAATAAATGTGAAGGACAAGGTTCAATTATTAAAGGCAAATCTGGATGCACAGTCTGTAAAGGTGAGGGAGTTTTTAATAAAGAAAAAAAAGCAACATTAATTATTCCAAAAGGTGTTAATGAATCATATAGAACAGCATTTCCTGAATTAGGAGAGCAACCAAAAACAAAAAATACTATACCTGGTGATTTAATTATAACTATTGAAATAGCAGAACATAAAGACTTTCATAGAAAAGACAATGATCTTTATTATAAGTATGATATATCATTTATAAATTCTATTATTGGAGAAAATATAACAATTCCATATTTTAAAGAATCAATAAAAATAAATACTATTATATTTGGAGTATTGTCTAATGGTAAAAATTATTTAATCGAAGGTAAGGGTATGCCTATATTAAATACTTCAAATAAAGGTAATATGTATATAGTTTTTAATATTAGTTATCCAAAAATTAAAAATACAGAAAAAGTAGAAGAACTTCATAAACTTCTCAAAGAAGTATTTATTTAAATTATATCAGTGTTTTTATGATGTTCAATAGCATATATTATATTATATATTGCTGTTGGTGGTATTTTATTATCATAACCATATTCTTTTACGAATTTTTTAAGTTGATTTGCTTCTTTATTATTTAAATATTTATTATCTCCATCTGTAACTATAAATGAATAACTTTTTCGTAAAATTATATTTTTATTTATATAAAAACTTTTTAATTTAGTGTCTGTAATATCATCATAATCAATATATTCGATATATTTATTATCTAAGTTCTCTAAATCAAAATATGCAAAAGCTTTTAATTTTTTACTAATATTTAAAGGATTATTTATATCGACAGGCGATTCATCAGATATTGTTATACGATTGATATTTATTTTATTTCCAAAAATAATATCTGTTTTTTCATTTATAAAGTCATATTCTAAACATATGCTAAAATTGTCTAAAATTGTTGTTGTAAATGATTTATCTACTATATATATTCTATAAACATAAGGTTTCTCAATTTCATAATTTATCTTTACAATTTTTTTAATTTCTTTACATCTTGGAATATTATCAGAAACTTTGTAAATTATATCGAGATATAATACATATGTTATCATAATAACAATGAATATAAATAATATATTTATAAATAACTGATAATATGATATGGGGTTTTTAAATATTAATGATAAATTATAAAAAAAATATATTGAGTTATTATCTACATCTTTAATTATTTTATCAAAATATACTTTTGATTCAGTCATTTAATTAGAATGAATATTATAATTATTAATTATATCGTTAATTTATTTTTATTATCTTTCGCAAACTTTATATCATAAATTATTTCTGTATTATAATTTAAATTATAAGAATAACCTTTCGTAAAAAATAATAACTGTTCTGATGTAAAGTTCTTTTTTCTTTTATTATTATTATTATCTACAGCTATATATTTATATTTATGAGAATTTATAATTTTCATATCTATCCCTTCAATGTAATTAGTATTCATCTTTCTCAAATCAAAATAATTATATCTATTTTTTGATTTTTTATCATCTGATTCTTTCTCATATTCTTTTCTTGCTAATTCATATGTATCTATTGCTATAGTATAAATTAAAATATCATCATTTGAAGCAGGTTTTTTTGCTTCATATGCGTTTTTAGCATTATTATATACTTCTTTAGCATTATCATGTTTTGTTTCACTATCAGCATCTATAATTTCAGATAATAATACTTCATTTTTTATACCATCATCAGTACCATATTCTATAATTGTCTTCATATTTTTAAAGTCATAAGTAATTTTTAATAAATAATTATTATTATTTGAATTAATAATATCATTATCAATTATTATTATTGAATAAAGATATGGTTTTGATGATAACCCATTATCTTCAATTATGGTTAATATATCATTACATTTAGACTTTTTTTTTGCTTTCTTATATATATTATCCCAATAAAATACTATTAATAAAATTATAATAATTACCATAAAAAACATATTAAAAAATATTTCATAATAATTAATTTTAGCATTATATACATCTATGAACTGATATTCAAAATATTTTAATATTTCATACATTTAAATATTTTCTTACTTAATATATGTATTATTTTATTTTAAACTTATTCATTTCTGTTTCTGTAGAAATAGATAAAGTTTCAAATCCTGTATTAGTACCTTGATTATCAGGAGTAAATATATTCATAGTTCTATATATTTTAGCCATCTCACTATGTTTATTGTATTTATACGCATTAATATAATATTTATTTTTAATTTTTAATTTATATTCATCTTCTAATTCTTCTTTATAGTCATTATCGATTGAAGGTTTTTCACTTATTTCTCCTGTTGTAAAGTTTTCAATTCTTACTGGTTCAGACTTTTCAATTTTCAATACACTAAACAAAGAAGCCACATAATTTTTCATGAACTCTTTGAACTTTTCTAATCTTTTTTTTGGAACTTTTTCCAATAATATTTCAAAAACTCCTTTAAGTGATTTAAAAGGTTGTCCTGATACTATAAGACCAAGTATTGGTATATCTTTTAATGCTACCCATATCAAAAAAAGAATTATTATTCCAATAGATATAAATAGAAATAAAGTCCAACATATATTAAATCCAACAGTGGATACAATTATACTATCATATATAATATGAAACCAATACATAAATGGAAAATAATTTCCTAAATAATAAGCCCATACTATTACAACAGAATCATATCCGATCGTATAACTTCTTAAATTTTTTAAGATATATGAAAAGTCGATCATATAGTTCAATGTATAATAAATAGGTATTGATATTAATATAATCAAACATGTAATCCAAGTATAAATTACCATTGATAATATATCCATAGGTATATTCTTTCCAGCCATAATTCTATATTTAATAAACGTAATGATATTTTTTAATCATTAATATTATATACATGAATTTTAATTATATCATTATAATATTTCATATTATTTGCTTTGATATATGCTTTCGTAATATTTTTTTCTAAAATATTTAAATCTTCTAAATATTTATTATTAAACTTAGGATTATTTAATATATATACTAAAAATATATTAGAAATAAGTTGTTCGAAATTATCTTTACATTTTTTATAAATCCTTATAATTTCAGATTCTATATTAAATAAATCAAATGATGTTTGACATTTATTATCATCTTGAAATTTTTCAAAACTATAATTGATTATATCAAAAAAAGTCATTGTGTTATTTTCATATGAAATATATCATCATTTTTTTTAAAATATAGTACAAATATATTCTCTTCAAAAATAATGATTCATTTCATTTTTTTCAAATGTATATCAACGGTTTCCAAAGCACCATCGATCCACGCTTGACGATTACAATAAGTTTCACCCAATATATATATATTTTTTTTAGAAAATATTTTAACTAATTCTTTTTGAGTTTTTTCAGGATCTATTCCTACTTTCCAAAAATGAGAACCTGACTTCCAATAATGCATTGTTATCCATTCAGGATCTTTAATATTTTTTTCAGGAAACATTTCATTCAACATTCGTTTAAGATGTTTTTTAACTTCTTTTTCATTTTTCAAATTATTCCAAAAATTTGAATTATAACTATCACTATAACTTATTTGTATTAAACCATTCTCATAATTTATAGGTATTATAAATTGTAATTTATTTTGTGTTACAATTTTAGGCAAATCTTTAAACCATACATCTTTATATTGTGCATATATTCTTAATAAATTACAGTCTCCTACACTATTCAATAAAGTATTATAATTATTAAAATAAGGTATCTTAATATAATCATTTCTCGTTATAGTTACATATAATTTTTGATAATTATACATAATATCATTAATTACTATATATTTTTCAATGTCATTAATATCATTTAGCGTAGAATTAAAGTTTACTTGTATTTTTTTATCTATAATATATTTATATAAAACTTCAGGTAAAATACTTATACCTTCTTTTAAAACAAAAAAATCATTATTTTCTATATCAAAATCAGCTCTTAACGATAATAATACACTATACGCATTTACATCGTATATTTCTGTTATATATCCTAAAGATATTTTCAATAATTCTACTTCGTTTGTAGATAAGAATAATGAAAAATAATTATGTATATTCATAATTTTTGTATCTACATTAACTATTTTATTGATTGCATAACTCCATAATTTATTTAAACTTTTAAATTTAGAATTATAATATAATAATAATTCTTTTTCATTCATTAATTTTTCATTAACAAAATACTTTTTATCTTTGTTTATATTTATTATCTGTTCTTCTAAATTAAAGTCTTTAATTAATTTCATAACAATCTTATGTTTTCTCCCTAATCTTCCAGCACCAACTGAATATTTTAATTTATTATCATCATTATTATATGTATATATTCTTCCTCCAATTCTACTTGACTTTTCATATATTACAATATCTATCGGAGATATATTTTTTTTAGTAATTAACTCATATGCTAAATATAATCCTGTTATTCCAGCACCTATAATTATATTTTTCATTTATATATATATAAATATAAAAATTGATTATTTGTATAATATACACATATATAATGTCAACGATGAAAACGTGTATTAATTTTCCTAAAAACACTTATAGTGGAAAAGAACAATCTCCTTTAAGATATGGTTTATCTGCAGAAGGTTATGATATAAACTCTGCAATGGAAGGACATGATAAACAAGTATGGGTTGTTGAAATTAAGAATAATAAAAAAGTGTGGAATAAAAAAGATTCAATTCTAAGAATAACCCCTGAAGAACCAGTTATATCAACTGATAACGAAATTGTAAAAAATAATGAAATTGTAGAAAAAACAGATAAACCAAAACCGACAGATTATAATATTTTTGTTAAATATCGTTTAAATAATTTTAAAGATGTTAAGTTTGACTTTGTTCGTAATGAATGGCAAGAATTAAAGAAAAAACCTGAAGAACTTAAAGATACAATGGATGTAGCAAAAAAATGGTTTGAAGAAAATAAAGATATAGTTTCTAAAAAAACAAAGAAATAATATTTAAAAATTGATAATACTTATTTAAATATAATTATATTAATATATTTATTAACATGAATACAATTAGTTTACAAAAAAATAATAATATTGTACTAATTGATTGTAGTTATTATATTTTTCATAGATATTTCGCAACATATAGATGGTTTTCTTTCCAAAAAATAAATATATCTATTGATGATATCGTTTATAATGATATATTTATAAACGCGTTTCATAAACATATCAATAATGATATTAAAAAAATATGTAAAATGTGGAAAACAAATGTTTCAAATATTATATTATGCAATGATTGTCTGAGATGTGATATTTGGAGAAACGATATTTATGATAAATATAAAGCAACACGAGTGCAAAAAACTAATTTTAATAAAAAAATATTTACTATATTTGAAGATTATGTTAAAGAATTAGGAATTCAAAATATTTCTTCTGAAAGATTGGAAGGAGATGATATTATATATTTATCACATAAATATATAAAAAATAAATTACATAGTAATAATAATATTATTATTATAACAAATGATAATGACTTTCTTCAATTAATTGATAAAAACGTTCTTATTTATAATATGCAATTTAAAGAACTTAAAACAAGAGGATTTGAAGATCCTAAAATTGATTTGTTATTTAAGGTAATATATGGAGATAGAAGTGACAATATTTCAAAAATTGGTTCTTGTATTACAAAAGAAAACGCTTTAGTATTATCAAAAATGTATCCAAATGATCGTCTCAAGTATATTAAAGAAAATGGTTTAGAAGAAAAATTTAATTTAAATATGAAATTAGTTTCTTTTGAAAACATACCTGATATTTATATTGATAATTTTAATAATAATATTAAAATTATTATTAATTAATTTATATAATAATATTCTATAAAATTTATCTATTCTTTTTTATATTAATGTTGAAAAATTGATAAAGTTTTTGTTATAATTACTATGGTAAGAATTGTTAATTACAATAATGATAAAACAATTCAAGATGATAAAATTAAAAAATATTCTATATGTAAATGTTGTAAAATTTACAATGTAAATAAGTATATTGTTCTACAACCAAATAAAGAGATATTGAAAAGTAAACTTAGTATTGATAATTGGTGCGTAAATCGCAATAAAATATCAAATAAATGTCATAATATTATATGTAATTGTAAACATAAATCAAGATTAATATTTATGGATTACACAAAAAGTAAATAATATGTTTGCGTATTATATCTTTTATATTTTTTATATTTAGATATGTATAAAAATGATGTTTTATAAATTGATGTGCGAACTTAGTAATGTAGAAATAAATGAATGTAATAATTTAATAAATAACAATTTTATTTCTAATAGATTTGATACATATGAAAGTGTTATATTTTATATAATTGATAAAAAAATTGTAGGTTTTGTAGGTATTGCAGATAATGGTTTAAATCAATTATGTACTGATATATTATATCGTAAGAAAGGAATTGCAAGTAATATTATAGAATATAGTAAAAATATATTACAAACCTCAATCTATTTATATATATGTAAAAAAAATATTGAAACAAAGTATTTACTTAATTTTTATAAAAAACATAATTTCGTTGTTGAATTTGAAAATGAAATTGAATATAAAATGATATATACTTTTAAAAATTGATTATATTTTTTTTTGTTATTTATATTTAAGTATGGATATAAACGTTTATATCGACGGATCTTGTGTTAATAATGGTACACCTAATGCAAAAGCTGGTTATGGAGTATTCTTCAAAGATGAAGATTCGAGAAATGAATATGCTCGTGTAGAAGGAAAACAAACAAATAATACAGGAGAATTGACAGCAATTATTAGAGCATTAGAAATATTACAAGATGAAATTGAAAAAAAGACAAAAATAAACATATATACAGATTCAGAATATGTTATTAAATGTTGTGGTAGTTATGGAAGTAAACTTGCTAAGAATGATTGGAAAACATCACTCGGAAAAACTCCACCAAATTGTTTATTATTGCAAAAAATATATAAACTATACAATCCTTTTAAAAAACATATTGTATTGATACATATTAAAGCACATACTAATTTACAAGACGAACATTCATTGGGTAATGAAGGTGCTGATAGACTTGCTAATTTATCTATAAATAATTTAAGAGATAACTTAGATGATTATGATAATATTTTGTTAAATAGTGTTGTTAAAAATGAAACAAATAAACATTATATATCAATTAATTATAATAATAAAGAAGCTGTAAAAAGTTTAGGGGCTAAATGGGATATTAAAAGAAAAAAATGGTATTATGAAAATAATATTAGTGAAGAAAATATCGAAGCTATTAAATTAATTGAATTATCGAGTATTGATGAAATAGATAAAATACCGAACCCTGACTTTAGTAATTGCGATGATGATAGTGTTAAAAAAATATATTTGAAGATACCATTTAAAAATAAAGATAATGTTAAGAAAAATGGGGGTAGATGGGATCCGGATATGAAGTCTTGGTATTACTTATCAAATATTGATAAAAATAAAATAGATATTATTATGAGTTTGCAAAATTAAATATTAGTTTTCAATACTTTATTAATATAATTTAAATTAATTAAAGGTAATATAGGAGTACATTCCCATAAATGAGTTTTAAGAAAAGTTTGTATTTTATATTTTTTAGGATACATATGATATAACCCTGTATATATATCATCCATATATTTTTTATGATTATATTTCAATAAGTTTATACTTTCTTTTGGTAATACAATTAAAAGCTGAATATACGATTTAATGAAATTATTATTTTTAATTACTTCAGGTTCTTTACGTGCGATTGAATGATTAGATATATCTTTTAATGTAGGTGGATAATTATAAGGATAGTACCATTCACAATCTATATCTTTTCCTTTATAATAAGCATAAACCCAATATATACCAATTATATAATTATTACAAGCATTGAAAACAACAGTTGAATCGATAGTTACGTTATTATCAAATAATTCTTTATAATATTCTTTATGCCATTTTGAAGGATTATTATAAATATGATATGCTAATTTATCTTTATTTTTTATAGCATAAAAGTCACTTGGTATTTTTGATGAATCAGGTACTCTTTTTTTAATATATTTTTCACATATTTTAAATATATCATTATCTTCAGATTTAGATAGATATTTAAAAATATTTTTTATACATTCGTAATTAATTTTTCCATTTGATACGAGCAAACCATTTTCTTCTATAGAGGTTTTAGTCGCTAACAATAATTTATCTACACCGTCAGTTTTAAGATCTATAGTTAGTAAATGTGGTATAAAGTCATTTCCCAAAATAGAACAAGCAGTACAATATGTTTCTATCAAATCATCATCATCATATTTTAATTTTTTATTTTTCAAATCCCATTTAAAATAAAGTTCACATAATATTGAATTTCTGAGATTATCAATATTTAAATAATTACAAACGTTTTCATTTGTTTCACGCATCAAATGAATATTTTTACGGTGAGATATTAATGATAATATAATTAAATCAGCGTCAAGACCGTGTATAATTATATTATCATTATTTGTAATTGTTTGCAATTTACGAAATAGTTTATGTTCTCCCTCTCCATTTTCATCACTTCCGCTATAATTTATTTCTACATTATGTATAGAATATCTAATCTTTGAATTAATATACATATTCAGTTTATTCATAAATTCTGTCCCTGGTGTTATAGCATTTGTATCCCAGATAGGTTTTTTTACTTTTTCTTCATCTAATACATTTCTATATACCGAAAGATAGCGTCTTTTACGTTGTTGAAACATTTTAGCAACTGGTGCAACACCATCCGCGCAAATAATATATTTTTTTGCCTTGTATGTATCAATATAATACTCTATTTTCAACCATATATTTTCTAATATTTTTTCTTCAATATTTTCAATATTGTTTTTCATAACATCTTGTGCAATATTGTGAATTATACCGTTAAAGTCAATACAATAAATATCTGTAATATCTGGTTTTTTATTATATATTATATTATTATATTTTTGGGTCAATGAATAAAAATAATATGGAATACCCATTTTTATTTTATTATTTAATATTTATTTATATGATAATCATTTTTTATTTTTCTTCGTATGATATTAGAATATAAATAAAAAATGCCGAGTACCTCTATCAACATTAATGATATTTTCTTTGGGTCAGAACAATCAAAGTATGCAGGTATCGCATTATTTACTACAATTATAATAATATGTTTAGCAATATTATTTTCAAGTAGTAAAATTCCTATAGATCAACGTTTAATGTTTGTATTGTTTGTTATTATCATATCAGTTCCTTCGATACTTATGTCTTTATTTGAATTAACTTGTATAGTTACTGGTGGGAACTATAAGACACGTTGGTGGTGTTGGGCTCTTGCATGGGTATTATCAGCAATAATCATTATATATTGTATAATGATTATAATATCTATGATAATGTCAATGTCTTCATATGATATGGCTAATGAACGTATATCGGAAGATATTGAAAATAGCAAGGTTAATAAAGAGAATGCTAATAAATATGCTGTAAATATTATGAAACAATATGAAGATGATGTAAGAAATAATCGTTCATCTCAACAACATCAACAAGTTCAACAACAACATCAACAAGTTCAACAAGAACATCAACAAGAACCTCAACGAGTTCAACAACAACCTCAACATATGCAACAATCATCACAACATATGCAACAATCATCACAACATATGGAACAATCACCACAACATATGGAACAATCACCACAACATATGGAACAATCACCTCCCAAACATAATATGCAAACGCAACCTTTTCCGCAAATGTCAAATAATGAGCTAATAGGATTCGATCATAATGATAATTTATCACCATTAAATGAAACACATGAATTACCTCGTCAAATCCTAAATAAACCTGATGTAGTTAAACAACAAATGTCATATCAAGAAAGTTTTGATATAAATGGATATGATAATTTAGATGATAAATATCAATCATTTTAAAGATAATAATTAATAATTGTATTTTTTTTATTTACCATAATAAAAACATTTAAGAAATGTTTGATATTATACTATAATTATTGATATTTTTATAAAAATGAGAAAAAGAGATGAAGATAATATCAAAAAAAATACATATTTTCGCCCACAAACTTGTAGAAATTGTGGAATTAACGGACATTTATATAAAGATTGCCCTCATCCAATTATGAGTTTTGGCGTTATATGTTATAAGATTGTTAATAATGAAATAAAATATGTTATGATACAACGAAAAGATAGTTTAGCTTTTATGGAATTTGTAAGAGGGAAATATAATTCAGAAGATTCAATTTACATTAAGCAATTGATAGAATATATGACTGAAGGAGAAAAAAATATGTTATTGAATAAGACATTCGATCAAATATGGAATTATACATGGTGTCAAGTTTATCAACCTATATATAAACAAACTAAAGAATATAGTGATTCAAAAACAAAGTTTGAATATATAATTAATAATGTTTACTTAAAAAGTTTTATATTTTCAAAGAAACTAAATACTAATTATTTGGAACAAGAATGGGGATTTCCCAAAGGACGTAAGAAAATAAAAGAATCTGATATTGATTGTGCTGTAAGAGAATTTTGCGAAGAAACTCAATTATTTAAAGACGATATTATGATAAACGAAAATATAATTCCATTACAAGAGATTTTTTTTGGAACAAATAATATATTATATAAACATGTTTATTATACTGCTAAGATAGTTAAAGATGATGCAAAATTATATATTGATAACAATTGTATCGAACAAATAAGAGAAATACGAGCATTGAAATGGTTTACATACAATGAAGTTTTAAATCATATCAAACATCATAATATAGAAAGGATAAAAATCTTCAAAAAAGCACATAGTATTATAAGCGAATTAATATAATATTTCTTTAATATTAATAGATATAATGGATAAAAAGCATAATATTAATAAAATATGTCCTGATGGGAAAGAATTAAATAAAATGACAGGGAGATGTGTTATTAAATGTAAAAAAAATGAAAAACGAGACTTACTTACTGGACGGTGTGTAAAAGATTATAAAGCTATAAATGAGAATATTGTAGAAAAAATATGTCCTGAAGGAAAAGAATTAAATAAATTGACAGGAAGATGTGTTATTAAATGTAAAAAAAATGAAAAACGAGACTTAATTACAGGACGTTGTGTAAAAGATTATAAAGCTATATTAAAAGTATCTCCAAAAGTATCTCCAAAAGTATCTCCAAAAGTATCTTCAAAAGTATCTCCAAAAGTATCTCCTAAAGTATCTCCTAAAGTATCTCCTAAAGTATCTCCTAAAGTATCTCCTAAATCACCTCCTAAATCACCTCCAAAATCACCTCCAAAATCACCTCCAAAATCATCTTCAAAATCATCTCATAAATCATCTTCTAAATCATCTTCAAAATCATCTTCTAAATCATCATCTGCAAATAATGATAATTTAAATTTGTATTATCCTGATTTAGAAGATCCAAACTTTACATCAAAAATAGCAAATAATATGGAATTTGCTATTCATAAAATACCAAAGTTTCAAATAATAAAAAGCATTGATGATTTCAATAAGGTTTCAAATAGATTATGTGGAACGTTTGAAACATCTCTTTATCAACATTTTGTAAGTCAGTATATTTCATATAGAACACCTTATAAAAGTATTTTATTGTATCATGGTGTTGGTGTTGGTAAAACTTGTTCTGC